CTGAGATCAGGGCGAACCAACAGCTTTCGGCTGCGCAGAAACAGCAAGCGGAGGCTGCTTGGATACAGCAAGTCCAGCAAGGTATGCAAGCCATCAAGGCGAACCAAGTTGGCAAAGCGACGCAGCAGCAGCAAGCAATGGACGCTTGGGTCGCTCAATCGGTGCAAGAAGCTAAAATGGCTTCGTTAATGAAGCAAGAAGCCGAAGATAAACTAGTTGCACAGATGCGCCAAGTAATTGCCGAGGAGAGAAAAAAAAAAGGCCCGGTAGTTAGAGCCGCACAATCCGGCCATTTAAATACTGGGGCTTTATTAGATTTACCCGGCGCGATAGCCAAGTCGGCAACGGAATGGGTTGCTAATCATATGCCACTGGTCCCTCTTGCTACGCGAGCGTTCATGGACTCGGCACATGTGCTAGGTGACGACGCTATTCAAGCCGCAGCCGTAGCTATGGGTAATGATAGCCTATTACGCCCAGAACTTATGACTGTCTTAGCGCATATGGAGGACAAGATAGGCTCTAAAATTAAAGGCACCCCTGTAGATGCCGCAGTTAAAAAAGCTTTAATGGAAAATGAAGTAGGCACCCTTCATCGAGGCCAAGTTGATCTTGCTGTTCAATATGGTATTCCTGATGATGTAGCGGCTTATGTAAAAGAACTTGATGTTTTGCGTGAAACATTACCGACTGTTATAGGGTTTAAAGGAAACAAAAATTACTACGCTCAGGAGTATGCAAATACTGAGAACCTACCGTTTGTAATCGACCCAAAGACAGGTGCTGTAGTAACATCGCCTAAAGAAAGCGCTATTAAATCCAGTGCGTTTTTTAAACGCGGCGCCCCGAAGGCAGCTCGCGCTAACGAGACTGCTGGCGAATCCATGCTAAAGCACATCGACCGCCTAATTCGCCAAGCATCGTTCGCCCCCGTTGAGTGGGACGGCGCTAAATACGTGCTGCGCCCAGATGCCCCTATCAATAAAGTGCTCCCGCTTTTACAATCCGAAAACCCCAGCCTTCGCCAAGCAGCGGAAACAATGGTGGATGTGGGGCTTGGTAACCCTATGGATGTCGGGACACGGGAACTTTTACGCGCGTCCGCGCGATGGCAAGCTGCTGTGTTGCAAGGCCGAGTCAACGTTGTAGGCAACAACATACCTTTATTTTTTGGAGCCTCAGATTTACCCGTTTCTACATTAAGCAAAAGTTTAGTAGGTGTAGGCTTTACTAAAAACGGGCGCCATTTTGCCAATCATATGGCTGGTGTGACAGATGTAGATGCAGCGCAACAAATTGCGGAACTTTACGGTAAACAATTAACTCGACCAGAGAACCCCATTATTGCGGCAGAAAAATACATACGCGCGGCGTACTTGTACGCCGCTGTAACAGAAGAACTAAAAGCGCGCGGTTTAACCTACGAGCAAGTGTTTAAAAAAGGATCGTTAGTACGAAGAGCGCTGCAAGGTGAATCCACGCAACAACTCCGTAACTCTTACGCAACTCGTAATGAAATTATGGCTGAAGCGCACCGCAAGTTATCCCAAGTATCTCCGTCGTGGTCGACTTACACAGCCCGCCCAGTAATGCGTACGCCCGCCGCTGCTGCTTTTCCATTTATGCGCGCAGGGTTAAACGAAGCCGAGCGTGTTTTATGGCTAGCCAAAAATCAAAGAGCAGGGTTGCTGCGCTACATTGGTTTTAAATACCTTTTTGGGGGCGGACAAGCGTTAGCCGACCCTCGCGTTTACAATACTTTAATCACTACTTTTCCAGATCAAGCAGATAAATTTCAAGCAATGCGAGATGCCCCCACTCCGGCAAACGCTTTAGACGCAACATGGTTGAATTTTACGGACATCCCGGTTGGCCCACAATTTAACCAACCGCTTATACAAGCCCCGGGTATGATGACGTGGTTTGATAAAGCAAATACAGCGACCGCAGTGCTGACAGACGAAGACGCAGACTTGGTGCGTAAAATGCAAGCAGGTGTGCACGCACTAGCTGATCCTGTAGCTTTAACTGCCTCGCTTACACCAGCCGCCGCACCAGCAACGTATTTAATGGCGCGTTTAACAGACGCTGCGGTTGAGACACACGGCGCTGGTGGCGTTACTCAGAAACAAGGCTACCCTGTGGTGCGTTCTGGTTTTGACGCTTACGCAAACGTCTTTTTAAAAGGATCTAAACAAAAACAAGCCATTGACAATTACACCGCAGACCGTCAAGCTCTTAGTAAGTTGGCTAAAGACCTACCCAAAGAAGATCTCACCGCTAAAGTGCAACAGCTTGCGGATAAGTACCCAGAGTTAGCCGCCCAAGACGCTAAAGCTAAAGGTGACGCAGTTATATCAGCTTTGGTTAAAGAGTTGCGTAAAGGTAAAGTAAAAGGCGATAACGCATTGCCGTCTAAAAAATTGGTGCAAGAAGCCAAAAACTACTATACTAAGATGCAAACAACCGAAGACCCCGGACAACGGCAGCAGGTACAATCGCAATATGAGCGTTTAAAACAACGCATCAAAGACAAGTACCCTAAGTACAATGAGAACAAGTTAAAAACGCGGATAAAGGGCGACTAATGAACGAACTCAACTGGAAATCTGTAAAAGCGGTCCAGCTCGCTGACCTGGCAGCAGAACAGGCGGACCGCATCGCCCAGACTATTACGTCGCAGTACTCTACGTGGAAGCAACAACGCCGTAGTATTGAAGACCTATGGCAAGAAATCGACCGCCAAGTCAACCAGTTTGACCCTGTGTACAGCCTTCAAGAGCAAGGCGATATCGCGACCCAGTTTAAAACCCCAACCCGGTTTGGGTCAAAAATTAAAATGACGGACACCTATGCCCATAGAGAAGGGCTCGTAGCCGCAATTATCCAATATCTTATGCAGAACGACTACGATTTCTTCGATGTCGTCCCGCTCGATGGCCTTGATTCTGACAAAACGTCAGCGGTCAAAGACTACTTAATGTGGGTCTTAGACTCCATGAACTTTGAGCAGGATTTTGTACCCTTTTTACGAGACCTCGTACAGTACGGGACCGCTATTGCGTCTTTGGAATGGTGTCGCGAAACCTACCCCCGTTGGAGAAAAATTCAAGCCTTATCAGAAGGCGGACCTGAAGTTGTATTCCAAGAATACCAAGAGGTGCGCTACGACGCCCCTAAGTTTACTCCGTTAAACCTGTTATACACAGTCATCGACCCCACCGCTAGAGACGTGCGGACGGCCACGCTCATTTTCCAAAAACCAGTGCCTAAAGAAGAAATTATGGCGAACCCTGCGTATACCGTAACTTGGGAAGCTGTTAATGCCGCCCCCTCGTTTGCGAGCAATACGGAGTCTAATCGCGAACAAATTAAAGAAGAAACACGCCGCAACTACCAATTCTCCATGTCTGAGTACGGCGACAAAGTGCAAGTGTACGAAGCGTGGGGTGATTTTGTAGACGGGCAAACCGTTTACAAAAACTACGTGGCAGAAGTAATGAACAATAAGCTCATCCGCTTTGAGCCAAACCCATACTCCATGTCGAGTAAGCCGTTTGTCATCGCCCGCTACACCACTGAAACCAACCGTATCTACGGGCACACCCCCTTAAGCTCCATTACCGGCATTCAAGCGGCTAAAGATACCGTATTGAACCAATACATCGACGGCTGGTCTATGGAGAATAACCGGCCTTGGGAATTGGTGACACAAAACCTAGTGTCTTTTGCTAAGAACGGTAAGAAGACACTCCCCCCAATGTCCGCAGATACCGTTATCCATGTGCGCCAACCCGGAACGTTACGCCGCGCTGAAGGTAGCTCCAAGCTAACGCATCAAGACCCTACCGCTATTATGGCGCACCTTGAGATGCAGATGGTCCGCGCCACTGGTGATAGTGAATTAACGTCAGGCGGCAACGCTTCTGAGTACATGAAAACGGGTGTAGCCATGCAAGTGGCGAACGCCGGTAACACACGTTTGAATTTGTACGCTAAAACCATTGAAAAGGAAGCCATCACTCCTGTATTAGAGATGCTGGTTGACTTGCTTCGTCAAATGAATACCGAACCCAGAACCTTCCGCCGGAAAGACAACCCCAACGAAGAGTACGTATTCGACCCTACGTATTTAATGAACGACATCAAGTTCACAATGCGGGGCGCTTCGTACAATATTACAAAACAAGTTCAAGCCAACGCATTGCTGCAAACCTTGACAATGGCTGCGCAACAGCCTATGCTACAACAGATTCTAAACTGGCCAGAAGCCCTCAAAGTGGTCTTCGAGAACCAAGGGGTCCGCAATATAAGCCGCCTGATTCTGCCCCAAGCACAAGCCATGATGCAGCAGGTCAATATGCAGCAACCCACTTTTGCGGACAAGATCAAAGGCTTTTTTGGCCAGCAAGCATTAAAAGAGGGCGCCAATGCACAACCAGACACATCCGCAGTCGGAGGGTCAACCGTATCTCAAGTTGGAGGTGAAGGCCAAGTCAGCCCCTTCGCCCCAGTCCAGTGAAGCTACGGATTACTTAGACCATCTCCTAGCGCTTATCTTCGATCTGAAGACACGCATTTATAACGGCGCCACAGAAACCGCTGTTATTATGCAAGTTGGAGCGATTATTAAAGCTGCTGAAGAATACGCAGAGTTACATAGTGAACCAGAGTTAGAACCGTACACGGAGGGCGAATAGTGGACCAGAATAATCCTTTTACACAAGATGAAATTGCAGCGATGACCGGAGAAGTAGAATCTCCTATCGTAGAGCAACCGAAGCCAGAAGCATTAACAAAAGCTGACTTAGAGGCTACACAAGCCGCTACCGAAGCCACTATCAAACAGACGCGCGAAGATCTTTTACGGCAACATCAAGAGCTGTATCGTGTGGTGCAGCCTAAAGAAGTAAATCAGCCACCACTAGAGACACTCCCTAAGCAAATTAGCATTGACGTGGATTTAGAAACGGATAAACCTTACGTTCCTGTTGACCAAGTGCAAAAAATTGTGGCTGCGGAACTTAAAAAATTCCAGCAAGAAACAATAGACCCTTTTATCCCCGCTGTCCGCCAAACGCAACAGTCGATGGAGATTGAAAACGCCACTAAGTTTTTAAAAGCACAAGCCCCCGATTTGGTGGAGCACAACGCGTCAGCCGCTGCGCAGCTATTTTTAGGGCAGCTTTACTCGCCTTTAAACCCCTATCTAGAAATGGGACCAGAGAAAACGCAATGGGCTATCGAGCAACTTAAGTCAGTGATGCCCACACAAGGGACGCAAGTCAAGCAAGACTTACCTATTTCTACTGGAGCGCCACAAGCACTCCCAGCATATAACGCTGTAGGCCGCACACAAGTAGCGCAGCACCCCGGCCAATTTAACTTCCCACCGGGTTCTAAGATTCCTGTTAAGTTACCGGAGTATGAAGACGTAGACCAGTACATGCAGGCTACAGCCCAGCGCAGTGAGTACATTAAACGTCTAGAAGACTACAATAAAAAATACAATATGGGGTGGACAATTACCACCGCGTAAGTGCCTAAAAAAATATGGTAGACTACACTCAATTCCTGTGTAGTCCCCCGTTATATTTTGAAAGGTAGTTATTATGCCCGGTGCTGGATCAGGTGGTTTTCAACCCGCTTCTGGTTTTGGTTTAGATCGTACTTACCAAGACGGTATTTTTATCCGCTCGCAATTCATGAACGAATTGAAAATTGCTGAGCGCGAAAACCAATTAAAAATCTTAGACATGTTCGGTGAGAAATTGCCGCGTGGTTCTAAGAAAGGTACTCGCTTCATGATCCCCACCCTCAGCAACCCTGCTGTCGGTGACGTGACCGATACCATCACCACTTCTTCGTTCGGCTACCCTGATTATGTAGCTACCGATGCGCCCTCCATTACCAACACCAACCCCTTCGCTCGTAAGATTGCGGCTGGTACGGCTGTGGTTGGTATCCCCCTACCTCTGCAAAACATCAACGAAGGTCAAATCGAGCTGCAAGTAGACCAGTATCGCGGTTGCGCCATGCTGTTTACCAAGCGCTTCTTAGACACCGCCCTCCCTTGGATCTCCGACCCCAACAAAGCCTACGGTGCCAAAATCAAATACGCTTTGATGAACGACATCGAAGAATACGCTTGGTTGACTTGGCTGTACACCGGCGCCATCACCACCACTGCTGGTGACTACGGAACCGGCACCGCCGCCTTTACGGATGCTATCGGTATCTCCAACCGTACCAACTACGCGTTGACTCGTACTCTAACGTCCATCAACGGCGCTTCCAACTTGATTACCCCAACCACCACGGGTAACTTGTCGGGTATGTCGAACAGCAGCAACGCTCGCTTCGACCAACAACAAGTACCTCGCTTGTTCGGTTCCGCCACTTCAGATCTGACGTTTGACACCCTCAACCGTTTGAACATTCACTTCAACCAACGCAACGTTCCTGTAAACGGCCGCGGTATCCTTTGCGCCCCTAAATCGTACAGCGACATTGCTTACTTGCCTCAAGTCAGCCACCGCGACTACGGTGCTCAGAATGAAAGTGTGTACAAAAACGCTGACATTTCTGCCCGCGTGCTGAACTTTGCTGTTGCTCAAACCAACACCATTCAAGCTGCTGGTTCGAGTTCGGCCATCGAGTACAACATCGCTGGTGTTAAAGGCGGCGGCCAAGGTGAATCGTCTTTGCTGTATGATATTCAGCAAGAGCCCTCCAACCTTGTTATCGACAACCGCTTGGATAAAGCGGAGCAGTGCTTGATTGTGATGGCTACCACTCGCTACGGTGCTGTGATTCAACGCCCTGACCACGCTGCGGTACTCCAAGCTCGCGTCTTGTCGTAATAGTGGAGGTTTAACATTATGTCTACTGTTGTAATGCCGCTAACCCAAGTCATTAGCGGAACCATCTCCTCTACTGACACTTCCTACGAGGCATATCAGTCCGAGTTTTGCACGCAGCACATTTTCTCGGTAGCGGTATCCTCTCCCAGCTCGTTGTCTGCCGGTATTATGCGTGTTGAGTACTACGACCCCACTGCTAACGCGTGGCAAGTAGCGCCCCAAGAAATCTCGATTCTAGCTGCTGGCGGTACCGCCCCAAGCGCTATTAACGGGAACACTGCTACCGCTACGTTAATTGTGGGCAGCTTAGTGCAAAACTCTAACGGTATTACCGCTCTAACCAACACTTTAACCGCCATCTTTGTGTGCAACTTGCGTGGTGTTAAAGTTCGGTTGTTTACTGACGCTACGTCAGGAACCGCCACGTTGGCTGGACGTTATATCGGAACCTTTATCTAGGCTAATAAAAGAGGGCGCAATGCAAGTAAACGGTTCAGAGATACCATCTACAGTTCCTTTAGTGAGCCTTGACGCTGACCAAAATGGTCGTGTCAAGGCTACACTTGTTCAGGCAACAGAATACCAAAAAGCAGCAGAAGCTGCGTTTCACCGCGACCCAGCCTGTATCGGTGTTGTCGCCCAGAACCAAGCGGGGCAACGCTGGCGATTGACTTGGCGTCAATACTATCGGATGCTTGGCTTGTTTGAGTCAGGGCGTTTAGTAGAGGTGGATAAATGGCGCAACCATCATATCCAAGACCCTAGGAAGTTCGCTCTTGCTGGAGCTGACAACCAATACGAACAGCTATTACGCAATCCAATGTAACAGTGGAAAGAGGGCGCTATGTTAGATACCACACAACCACCTTATATCTATGAGTTTTATGTCCGTACTGTAAATATTACTACTGACCCCGCCACGGGGAAGCAAAGCCTTATTATGGCTACCGCCTCCGAAGAAGTAGTAAACAGTGTTGACATCGCCGACGTGCTGCGCCGCCCCCGTACTTTTATCACAGGCTGGTTAGAGGCACACCCCTACCAGAAAATGTACACTGGCGGCGTAGCGCCTGTTCCTTACAAAGCAGAGCATTTTAAGAAGCAGGAAAACCCCATTAACGTACTTCTTATGGCAATGCTTCAGAAGTTGTACACCGCCGCCGCAGAGGCAGAAGGATCTGTAACCATACCACCTGTGCGCAGTTTAGAGCAGATTATGTTGGCTGCTGGATGGGAGTTTAACATTGCCTGTGTAGGTGACACGGAAGCAGAACCACACATCGCCAGCCCTGAGGTGTGGGACGCTGTTAAGATGTCTCGCGAATACGCACTTCTTCAGCGCCATGGTTTTATACCCAGTCAGGACACCAAAACCGAATACATAGAAGAGGCTACACGGATTTACCCGATGCCAGAGCCAGAGCCAGAGCCAGAGCCAGAGCCAGTAGTTACACCTGAGATTCACCAGCGCCAAAACGAGTTAGAATATAAGCTAGACCGTTTGACTGCCCTGATGGAGACGTTTATAAATGCGGACAATAACAGTACTGGACGCCGTAAAAGACGTGCAGCTACAACTAAACGAAAAGCCGCTGACGTCGCTACAGACGTCACGGACGAAGGACGCCCAGCTCTTAGCGTCGTTAAACCGCGCGAGGCAGGAGATCTCCCAACAGGCTAGTATGCCGTGGGATTATGCGTTTAACACGATTATCCCCACGACCGGTGTTAAAACTTACAGCTTAACCCCGCGTGTAACTAATTACCTGCCGCTTACTCGTGGGTGCCAATCCATTGTAGGCAACAACGTAACCATTTCCCGAATGAACGCCGCAGCGTATGACGGCACTTACAATTTAGACAAAGCTACGGCGACAGGAGCAAGCCCTTATGTCCGTAAAACAACGACCGGAACCGCAGCCGCAGGACGTTACACAGCCTCCGTATGGTTGCGTGCAGATACTACCAACACACCGGGCACCATCACTTTCACTTTTTCAGACAGCTCTGGCGGCCAGACAGTGTCAACGACCATTGCCAATTCAGGCAGTCTTCAGCGTTACAGTGTGTCTGGCTATTTTGACGGGTCTGTATCTACACTTCGTGCTGAAATAAGCTGGACGTCCGCTACAGGCGTTGTCTATTTAGACGGCTGGCAAATTGAAGATAACGATTGGGCGTCAGAAATGATTTCCAACACTACTTCTGGGACGTTTGTACGCACTACCTACGTTGACCCCGACCGTTTAATTGCTATAGCCCCCTATAAAAACGGTGAACGCCTCGCTTGGTCTGAAGTTATTCAACCAAACCAGAATATGACTGCGTTTGATATGACGGCCTACCCATACCCAAATTTGAAGCAGTACCGCGTCGATGGCCAATACCTTGTGCTAGACAATGTAACCGCAGGTACTACGCTTGTTTATTATGGGCACCAAGTGCCTACCATATGGACGTCGGGCGCAGATTTAGTCGATGTACCAGAGCCTTATTATTGGATTCTCATTGAAGGTGCCGTCGCTATTATGAAAATGAATATTTATGATATCGGCACTAACACGGAATCCAACACCGCATATACACGTTTTCAAGCCAAAGTTGCGGACCTTGCCAACAGCGTAGGCGGCTGGCCCGGCTGGTCGTTCCAAGAAGTAATCCGACCGGTGATGATGCGATGAGCCGTTCCAATAATGTATTCTTGTCACAAGCGCAGTCAGGGCGTTTAAACCCTGACTTTCGCGCTGCTGACTTTTCTGGCGGACGTGTCAACGTCCCTGAAGTTATGCAAGCCGCACAAGTTGGTGAGACGCAACTGATTAAATGTCAGAATGTGGACGTGACAGGTGGCTCTCTACGTAAGATGAAAGGGTTTACCAAGCAGACCTCAAGCGCTATAACAAACGACGTTACTAATATATGGTATGACACGTTTACACAGAAGACGGTAGTTTCATACGACAACAAGCTTGGAGAGCTCAATGGTGCTGGTACAGCTATCACTCAGTGGGCAGGCGCGACCGGATTCACCACAAATGCCATATGGTCATTTTGCCGTTTAAACGACCATATCTTTTGTTTTAGCCCCTTAGACGCCCCTAAGAAATGGGACGGTACAACTTTAACCTCTATCACTTCACCGCCCGCTACTTGGACGTCAGGTAACTACCCTAAGTTTGGGGTTACTTGGATGGGGCGTGTGTTCGCTGTTCAAGACAACAGCGATATCCTTTACTACAGTGACTTGTTTGACGGTGACGTTTGGACGGCTGGTACTGCTGCGGACGCAGCAGGAGCTATGACCATTGGTAACGATGGAATCCCTATTACCGCACTTATACCTTTAGACCACGGTCTTCTTATTTTTAAAGAAACAGGCTTGTACTATTTAGCTGGGAGTTATTCGTACAGCACAACACACAAAGAAGCGCAGTTTGACCATACAACATTTGACTGGCAGATGGTATCTGCTGAGGTTGGATGCGTAGGTTGGAGAGCTGCTATTGCAGTAAACCAAGCAGTATACGCTTGGGGTAAGCAAGGAGTTTATACAGTAACTACATCGGACAATGCGTCTGTTGTAGCTAATGTAACTAACGTAGGCTTACCTATTATGAGCGACGTTAAACGTGTAACTACTTTGTACGACGACGTTTGCGCTGTTCACTATTCAGATCGTGGTCAGATATGGTGGGGTGTATCTGCTGTAGATACTACGAAAATAGACACGATTCACTGTTATGACTATTTGAATGTTAAATCAGGTCAGCCGGGAGGGTGGATGCTCCGCAAAGGGTACACCCACCGCTGCATGGCAAATACGCGCATAGGTGGCCGCCAAGAAATACTCAGCGGTGGTTATTCTGGTAATGGCTACTTATTTCTACAGAACGATTCTAATAACTTTGACGGCGCCGCTATAGAGTGCATCGTGTGGACTGCGTGGTTCCCGCTAGGACTAGCCGCACGCGGAAAACCAAATTTTATGACTATCTTCTTAGGGCCGCAACCCAGAGGTACGCTGTCTCACACTTACGCTTTTGATTTCGCCACAGATTACTATGAGTCCAACAGTATTAACCCACCTGACGCTGATTCTACATGGAACTCCACAGCGTCCTCCACTTACGGTGCTACTTACGGCTCTGGGTCTACAGGGACGTACACAACAGGGCAACCATTCTTTGAAGAATTTAGGCTTTTTGGGAATGGTCGCCGCGTACAGCATCGTTTTTACTCGAACGAAGTGGACGCATCGTTTGATATACTAGAAATTGTACACAGCGTTACTAGCTTAGGATATGCGTAATGGTTATTGCTCTAGTCGACCCATCCGTTTACGACAACGACGTTAATAACCCCACAGACGGGGAAAAATTACGCACGGATTTAAATAACATTATTACTGAAGTGAATGCGCAAGAAACTGATATTTCAAATATTTTAACCGCAGCTCTTACGTTAGCTGGGCAGAAGACGTTTTCTTCTAAAGCCATTTTTGAAAAAGGCTTAACGCTAGCACCTGACTCGTCACTAACTATTGCTACCGGAAGCATCACGTCGACTGGCAGCATGCACAAAGTTGATACAGAAGCGGCTGCGGCAACAGACGATTTAGACACCATTGTCGCCTCTACAACGGGAACCTTACTCTTAATCACTCCAGTAAATGCGAGCCGCAATATTGTTATCCGAAACAATGGTGGTGGGTCTGGTAATATCCGCACCGGTAGTGGTTCTAGCATTACCCTGTCATCAACGCGACATTATGCAATTCTCTATTACCATGCTGCAGATACACTCTGGTACGTTGTTGCAACCAATGTTTCCTCTGCCATCGCCCCTTTACGGTTTAAATCAGGGAAACATCCTTCTTACACTAGCGCAAGCACAGTCACTATCCCTTCCGGCTATTCCATTATGGATAGCACAGGTACCACTCTTTTAACCTTTTCCGCAGACCAAGCTGTAGTGCTCTCTGCTTCAGGGGCTAACGGTTTGGATACAGGCGCAGAGGCTTCAAGCACTTGGTACTATCTCTACGCCATTTCAGACGGAACCAATATCAGAGGTCTTTGGTCAGTGACCAATGAAGCCGTATCAGGTTCAGTTACCTTACCAAGCGGATACACGCTTAAAGCGCAGACCCCCTATGTTTGGCGAAATGACGGGTCTTCAAATATTATTCCGGGACGTTATGTAGGCGCAAATAACGCCCCGACGTTTTGGTACAATGTGGCTTTTCGTGGTGAAGGGCAGACGGGCACCGCAGGTACTACAGAGATTTTAACCAACGGATCTGCAACCACGTTTACTGCCGTGTCAGCAGCTTCGTTTATTCCACCGGCTTCTCAATTTGGCTGGTTTTACAATAGTACGGCCGGCTCGCAAAACGGCGTGGGCATTCGGGCAACTGGAGAAAGTCATAACGGCATAGAAATGTCAGGCACCAACTCAGGAGCAGGACCAGTAACTCCTTGCGCTACGAATAGCAGCCAGTCTATTGACTACCGCCGAGTAGACTCAGGCGCCGCTAACGCTTGGATTGCAGTAGCCGGCTTTGAAGTAACGGAGATCCCTTAATGCAGTATCATTACCAACACGTTGATGGGCGGTGGAGCAACCTCGCCGACTACGCAGAGACTCCAACATGGGCGCCTGAAAAAGGCGGTAGCTGGGTAACTGGAGAACCAGAAGGCCCCATGTGGGTTGAATTAACTCTCAAGGATAAATTTAACGCAGCGATTGACGCGCTGCCCACAGAAGTTCAATTGCAAGTTCTCCCGGTCCTTGCCGATGGGCAACTGTACATCGAGACCCAGCGCCACGATCGCCTCCGCGCTCTAATTAATTCTGTACAATTACCCCATGAACTAGAACCGTTGCGTGCTCAACTACTAGCTATGGTGGAGGAAGCATAATGGAGATGCTGCTGCCTTGGCTGGCAAAGCTATCGCCAGAATACGCACTGCTTGCGTTTCTGGTCTTTGCTTTTATGTCCACCATGACAGCAATATGGACGGGGGCGCAACAAGCTACCCTCAAGGCTTACGACGCGCGTATTGGGACATTAGAGCAGGCGTTGCAAGACGCAAATAAAGCGAAGGAAGCTGAAAAAACGCTACGTCGGGTATGCGAAGATGCACGTAAATTGCTAGAGATAGCTATCCAAGAACTAAAAACAGAGATCGAAGTTCTAAAACGTAGGCTGACGCACGAACAACGTCGTGTAGCCGCCTTAGAAGCTAAGCTAAAGCAACACGAGGAGGCTGCATGAGCGACATCTCCTACACCGCGTTCTTTGACCGTGATACAACGACCATTGATGGTTGGTTTACGATTCAAGAATTTAACCGTAAGACAGGACGTGTCACCAAGTTAATTGACCGTGTTCCGGCGCGTTCTGGGCAAGCTGGCTATACGGATACGGATTGGGTTACAAGTAAGAGCCCTATCCCTCGTGGTACGCACACGTTGTATACCGAGCCTTTAAACAAAGGTCAGGATGCAGGGGCTACGGGCATTGGGGAATTCTACCCCATCGATAATTGTGGTGACCGCGTGTCTATTTGGTCGACCAACCGCCGGAGGCGCCGTCTGCATATTGGTTTACACGAAGAGAACAAATGGAATGGGTCTGCCGGTTGTGTAGTGATTGTTAAAGATAAAGACTGGGAAAAGGTGAAGCAAATCATTGCTACAATAAGAAAGAATAAAGTTCTGTTCCTCCCCTTACGCATCGTATAGGAGCCGCCATGCTGTTCGCCTTTAAAGTTGCCTCGTTGTTTAGTAACGTCATCCGCCTTCGTTGGGTGATGAAACTGCTGGAACTGGTTGCTTCTGTGCTGGATTGTTTACCGTTGTTGCGCGATGGTGTGGAACCCAAAGAGATTGTAGAAGCTCTTCGTCGTGTAAAGCGCAGCTTTTACGACAAGCTCATGTCTCGGATGTCTGAGGCAGAATTAGTGACGGCTGTTGAAGCCGTGTATACGGTAATCAAAATATTACGGAAAGCGTTTTAAGGAGTAACCTATGGCTAACACAGTTAATGGCTTATCCGCCATTACCCAAAACTCACACCGCGAAGTAGTGGACTTGGAAACAGGTTGCTGCTTTTCTAAGGTGCACCCTAACCAAGTCATGCGCGCCCGCGTTGCCTTAGACACCGCCGCCGATTTTACCATTGACGACCCTACCGTTGATAACACGTTTGGGTTCAGTTCCTCTCAACGGATCTATGTGGTGGGCTACCAAATCAGTACGGTTTTGGCCAACACCATTACGTTTAAGACCAAGACCGGTGTGGCTGCTGCCATCAACTTGATGACGTACAACCTAGGCGCTACCGCCATTCTGGATTCGCAATCAATGGGCGAACCTACGAACATTGTTACTGACCGTGGGGCAGCTTTATTGGTCAATGCCTCTGGCCCAGCCACCATTATTCTTCATTACGTTTTCGCCACACAAGGCACCACCGACTAGGAGGTCATATGTCACGTCTCGGTTCCCCTAACGAAGTTTACGTTTACAACGAAGCGGGTAAACAGGTGTTCGGCCACCCTATGGTGGCGGACGTTAAGCCTGAGCCTGTAGAAGAAGTAGCTCCTGAGCCTGTAGAAGAAGTAAAGCCTAAAAAGAAAAAATAGCCTTAGGGGGCACCGCCCTCGCTCTCTGAGCCGTGGAAACACGGCTCTTTGCTATTTCTGCAAGCTGATACATTCCATTGGGCAGGCTTCGCAGGCCACATAGCAACGAGCGTAGTTCTCTGAAATACGTTCTTGGGTTATCTCGACCGTTGAATCCTGTTTAAAGACCTCTGGGCATAGACCTTCGCAGATGCCGCAGAGAATACATTGAGCATGGTCTATCTCAACACGCATTAGAACAAATCCACTTCTGGGACAACTTCCGTGATAATAACCACCACCTTTTCCTGCCCTTCTGCGCAAGGCAGCTTACGGATAGAATCGTGGAACACGCAGCAATCGTCAATGCCAATGGCGTTAAAGATAGCGTCTTTAAGGAGCTTAACGCGGTTGTCCGAATCCCCAGCGTTCCGATTTGGCTTCCCCGCTTTGGTGTACCAATTAGAGCGGTAGATGTGGATGTACATCTCCACAGCTTCTTGACCGCGTACGAAAAAGCGGAGAGCATCGGTAGCCTGCTCCTCGTCCATAATATTAGCCACATTCGCTTTGTACCGCTTCGCCTTATCGGTAAGCAGCCTGCGGCCTCTAACCTCCGCATACGCCTCGTTAAGCGATGGTGGTATGGGAAACACAGGTAATCGGACACTAGCTAGCATGCTAACTCCTTCGTTGCATAAGGGCACCCACCGCATTTAAACCCGCACAGAATAGAATTCTCTGTATAGGGGTCAGAGCCGCAGGCTGGTAAGAAAATCTGGTTGTCTACCATTAAACGAGCCATGTTAGTACGGTTGATAAACATCTCGCGGAGAGGGTCTGTAATAACAGCCTTAAGTACAGTCTGCCGTTTAATATCCACCAGATGCACATCGCCTTTAATGGCGTAATCATAGGCCAGTACCTGCGTTAAATGGTTGACTTGCTCTTGTTTGTACTCGGTGTTGGTGTATTTTAACTCATACACTACCTCAGCCTCACCTGTCTTACAGTACAGGTCAAAGCGGCCAGAAAGCGTATCCCGTTGTTCAATGACCTTATCATTAACTCGTACCGAGTAGGGCACACCGATAGGCACTTCAAACGCCTTCTCGGCCTCCACAACGTCCGCATCGCGAATCACTTTGTAATGCGCGTGGAATTCGTCAAAGAACCAGTGCACGGCTTCTAGGGCAATAATAACGGTGTAGGAAAGCGCTGGCTTCTTCTTATCCTTCGACGGTTGCCCGTTTTTTAGTAACGCTGGCGGCACGAACTCGTACTGAGTCGAGTTAATCGCAGACGAGAGAAGGTCAATGTCCGCCATAACATCGAGGTCTGTTCCACGGGCTATGAGCGTAATAATACGATCGGTGAGCTCTGGGGTAATACCTGCGCGTGTGTGGTTTTCTTGATACGAACGTATCAAAGCATTCTTAATATCTTCGCCCGACACGCGCTTGGTTTTGTGCAGAACCTCTGCGGCGTGCTGGATGGCGGTGCCTACAATATCGCCCAAGAGCATATTGTAAGACCGCTTACCTTGTTCTTTAAGACCCTTGAACTTTTCAAGGTAGTACTTATACCCACACTTGGATAAGGTGTTTAGTGCTGAAGCGGAGTGTCTCATGGCTTCTTTCTCTACATCAATGGTTTAGGTAACAAGTCCTCGGGTTTCCAGTCGTCGCCCGTTGTGTAAGAACACCCCTCAGTGCTTACTGGTTCAACAGACATAAACGCTACTTGGGTGTACAGTGCACCCCGCTTTAAAATAACACCGGCCCCTAGGTGGTTGGTTAGTTCGATCGCCAAAGGGCCGTGGTAACCCGGCTTGATTAGACCGGACGACTTGCAAACGTCAATACCCCAACGCTCTGCGGTCGAACGTGTGTACACTTGACCTGCAATATCGTTGGCTAACTTGATGCCGTCGCCTGCATGACCAATGGCAAACCCACCGGACTCTAGGATAAACGGGTTCTGGTCAGTGGTCTTAACCAAGTCAGCAAGGATAAACGGGTGGTCTTGACGGGATGGGTCTACGACATACGGGCTTATTTCAATGTTCAGGGCTTGGCCTAAACGCTGAGGGGCGTAGCGACGTGTGTCAAAGAACCACAACCAACGACCTAAAGGCAAGTCAATACTAGCGGCGCTCACATGCGCGTCACACCACGCCTTAAACTTACGACTTGTAGAAGGTGGGCAACCCACAATCTCAATGCGTTCGTCGGCCAGTGCTTCAATCAGTTGGTTGCGTGTCAGCATGCGCGCCTTCTTTCTGAATATAAATACGATTCGTCTCTTGGTCGTAATGGTATACAATAGACTCACCACGCGCCACGTTTAAGTGGGTGCAAGCCCATTGCGGGATCCATACTTGACCTGTTGGTCCAATTCGATACGATTCTTTAGTACGTGCCATTATAATACCTCCGATTTGTAGTATACACGGTATAATATATTAGTCAAGCCTTGTGTAATATATTAGTCAAGACTTAAAGATTCTTAGATGATACGCTAACCCCCTAAAACAGCACTAATAGTGCATAGGAGCTACTTTGTCAGCAGATATTGGAGTTCGGTGCGAATTATTAGCAATGAGGTACCTATTAAATAACGGGTACAGTGTCGCCACACCTTTTGGGAATCATTTACCGTACGATTTAATTGCTGAGAAAGATGGGGTGTGCTGGAAAGTACAAGTTAAAGGAAGTGCATCGTTGGATGAACGGGGAAGAACATTCCGATTTTACACAAGGCACAAAAAGTATACGCGTAAAGAGGTGGATTGTTTCGTAGTGGTGCATACAGAATTGATTGGTGTGTGGTACTGCTTCCCCAACCCGTATATGTTGTCCTTCCGGTTGCCATTTAAACCAGAAGGACCACATATACGGTACTTACACGGGTTGCCGCATACTTGTGGGCAGGATGAGTTTTTGTAGATCGTCCTCCTGCCAGAGCCCGTAATTATCTGTCTTTATATCAACAGGCGGGGATGCCCAACAGCGCCCAACGGTGTGCTCCACTTCAATCGGAACTTCTGGTACAAACATGGTCATGCCGTCCACCATACATTGGTGCTGCACATCTAAAGCATAATCAACACTATCTAAGCGGACTAAGGTGTCAATACTATCGTGCACCGTTCCAAATACCTTGGCTCGTGAAGGGTCTAACTCACGTACTAGCATACCGAGCGCCTGTTTTAGACCGTCGGCCCCTGTTCCTTGTACAGGGGTGTTGTACGCAATGTTACGCCACCGCCAGTCCGCCGCGCGGTAACTGGCCATGGGGTTAAAATTCTCATCAACAAAGCCGCCTTGAGGGTCAGATAGGCGCCCGTACATCTTATTCATTACGGGGCGGTCGGCTTCGTTATAGTACCTGCGCCTGCCCGCCCGTGTCTCCGTATACCCTTTGGTGCACGCGTCCCAGAACATCCGTGTCTGCCACGGCCCAATGCTGGGGTGGTTGACGTAGTACAGTTCGTGATACGCCTTGGCCTCATCCTCAGTAATGTGCACATCCCCATTCGTCCCTTTGAGGATCTGAAACCTTAGCTTGTTTGGTTTCATCCCATACGGTAAACCAAAGTTGATGTTTTTAGACACCGTATAGTACGGCGCCTTCTTATTCACCTCAGCGTAGGGGACATTTAACGCCCATTCACACGTCATCTTGTGAAGCGAGATATCTTCACGGAACGCCTTAAGCATCCGCTCGTCACCAGACAGAGCTGCGATAATACGCAATTCAATCCCAGCGTAGTCAGAAGATAGGATGCACCACCCGTCGGGGGCTACTACAAACTGCTTCATAAAGTTGGGGACGTTCTGTAGTCGAGGAGAGGCGGACATTCGCCCGGACCTAGCCCCTCCAGCGTCACCCGCATCGTCGCGCATAGGCACTTGGAAAAAACTAATGTGTAATGGGTTGGCAGCAAGCCACGTCTCCGCCAACTTAAACTGCCCCATCAGCTCTTTATAATGAAGTAAAGCGGCTATAGCGGGTTCTCGATGGATTCCAGCCGCTAACAAAGCCCACTTATCGGACGAAGGCTCATCCACAAAGGTGCCGGTCTTAGCATCAAACTTACGAGTTACGGGTGTAACTCCGTAGTGGGATTGAATCTTAGCCAGTACCTGCTGAGAAGAGAGCAGGTTACAACCGTCAAAGACCTCAAAAGCCTGTTCCTTGAACTTAGCCGCTACCATCTTACCTTCGCACAGAAAGCGCTTGAGCTTCGCTTCGTCAAAGTGAAGGCCGACTTGCTCGATGTGGGTTAATGGCGCTACTAAACGGCACTCTAATTGGCGTAGCCGTAGCTGCTGGTTGTTCGCCATAATCTCTTTTTGCTGCTTGGCCAAGTCGCACAGCGCCATTACATCTTTAGAGGCGTAGGCAATCTGCTCTTTAGTCAGCCCATCCCACCAGTTAGACACCGCTGCCCCAATGTCGTTCTTTACAAACTCCTCGTCGATACGGTAACGCGGCATTGTATCTTTTAACGAAACGCTCATTGCGGCGCGGTTGCCAATAATAAGGGATTCACACACCATTGTGTCGTGGACGTGTTCGTCTAGGAATGAAAGTTCCCAGTGGTGTAAGAACTGGGTAAGGTCGAACTTGGCGTTATGGAGTACCCATGTAAGCCCGTTACCCATCAACTTGCGCATTACAGTCTTTGCTAACGCCTCACCGTCCCCCTTAGTCACAATAACCAAGGCGTCGTAATTAGACGCCCCTATCTGCAAACAGGCGAGGTAATTGGTTCTGGGTGACAACGCTTCTTTACTGCACGCCGCCTGTTCCTTCTTTAACTTTTTAATCTCCTGCGCATCTGTCGAAGCGCGGATCTTCTGGTCAATCTGGTACCACTGCTTCCCCATTGTCTCGGTGTCGCACGCCACCATCCGACTAGAATTGGCAAGCACCATATCACAGAACGCAAACGCCTTAGCTTGCGCATCCTCGGACATATCTTCTAAAATTGTTACCTTAGGCATCGCCCTCACCTTCCTCTAAACCCGCATTGATAGTCGTTATATACGTTCCAAGAGCTTCTCCATCGAACCGATAGACACGAACTCGCTCACCTCCAATCATTCGGCGCTCTGGCTTCGCCATCTTGTCTATAGCCCCTGCTTTACGCAGTCCTTCTACGATGAACGTAGCCTGTAGTCTGTTGAACCCTTCCTTCCATTCCTGTTCTTTGTTCAAGTACAGTTGGATTTGGGTAGAAGCCTTAGACCCGTTCAGGTACTCTACGTCGTCGACAGTGTGCACCCCAGCCGTCTCAGGGTTGTCTTTGTACAATTCGTACAAAGCCGTAAGTACAGTCACAGCAAAGTCGGACTGGTTAGCGACAATCTGCGCGCGTTTCATTTTCTTCATAGAAAGGTCAATGAGCGGCGTCAGTAGGTCGGTGCCCTTAGCCTCACCAACGTAGCGAGCTAGAGCAAATAAAGGCATCCAGATTTGCTTTGTCCGTGGTGTCATGCCTTCACAAAAGAAGGAATCGCGAAGCTCGTCAAACACTTCTCGGACGGCGCGGAACCGTGTCAGGGACCACACATGCAGCCTGTCCCGAATCTCTTGCAGCTCGCCTTGCCGTGTGTCTAGGTCATCCAAGAAATCACGGTAATTGAGGTTAATATTCTTCTCGTTACCTTTACTAAACTCAAAGACGATAGAGCGTTCCGATAAGGTATTCTTCAAACCTTTAGTGGAAACAAATACCTTTGGCCCGTACACGAAGAAGTAGTCTTGTTCGCCGTAGTCGTTCGTGTTGCAACGGATAGCGTACGCGCTGTCATCGTTGGTGTATCCGACATTGCAGAGTGCAACGATGGCTGCCGCAGTTGTCCCATCTTGTGGATTATTAAGCTTCTCTGCTTCTTCGAAAACGAACAATCCACGTCCAGCATGAGCCGAGCGGAAAAGGGCAGCCTCTGTTGTACTTCCCGATGGTATCGAATAGAAGCCCAAGTAATCAATGATCCTTCCTGTTGTGGACTTACCTGTGCCGGGCTGCCCACGTAGATGGATATACGGACAGGACGAAAAGCCCATATAAATGTAGGTGTACATGATATATAGTGCCAGCGGTACGAACTCTTGTTCGTCCGGCATCCACACATAGCGCTTAAGCTCCGCCAATATATCGTCATAAAGCCTCCCCGGATCTATCTCAATCCGCCCACCTTTTTCCTGAAACTGTTGGTACGAGTACACATGCTGCCGCTTCATTGACCAGCGATTTGATTCTTTGGTCGTGATCCGTTCGTGAGGGATCCTCGTTTTCTGGTCATCGGTCATAGTGTCTAGGTTCATAACTTCGGTCTTTTCAATAGCAAAGTTACCGTCCTTGTACATTGCCATGGTGATAAGCACCGGCTTACGCACTGTATAGGTCGTCTCCTCAACACCTTGAGTAATAGTCTCCTCAAACGGGACGTGAAGGCAACGGTACGCCCGCCAGACCTTAGTCACTTCGTCATAACTAAAGTCTTGGGCGTAGAACGGGTTACGCTCGTAGTCCTCAATAATACGCAGCTTGGTGGTCTTCGCCTTTTTCTGGACCTCCACCATCTCCTTTTTAAGCGCCGACTTATTCGACTTCGTTTTATCAGCCAGCAGACTGAGGTAACGTTCTTGCTTGGAGTGAGGTAGAAACGTCAATACCTCCATCACTTCTTTAAACTGGCGAGTTTCAGATGTCGCAGACATCTCCCGAATTAAAGAAGCGGCTAAGGTGTTTTGCTCCCCTGTTGTGGGGTTACTAAATTGCAAAAAGTAATTGAACAGCTCTTCGGGGGTGGTGGTGCGTAAGTAGTCGGCAAGGTCTAGCTTCTCACCTTCCTTAGAAGGCAAATCGGCAATAATGGCGTCGGTACCTAACACGGCCAAGTTCTGCGCAAGTGCCCGCGAACCACGCTGCCCAGCTTTGTCGCTATCAAACACAATGTACTTGAAGCAATCGTCACACCGATCCAATAGTACTTTTGTATCAGCTTGCATGGCCGCAGAAAAGGAGGAAGCCCCTCCGGGGGCTACGGCCCGTAAGCCAAATTGATGTGCTGCTGCGGCATCGGGCAACCCTTCGGTAAAGATAAGGGGCCACTTGGTCTTAGCTACCCCGGCAAGTGTCTCGTCCCGATGCTTGCGATCATATCCGTAGGCGTTATCAAAGTTGTAAAGGGTGGGGCGGACGTAATCCGTCTTATATAGGTTGGTGTACTTAGGGGTCGTCTTGTCGGCCGTATCGTACGGAAGTCGGCCGGACATATAGACCACCTGCCCGTACTGAAAATACGGCCAGATAATCCGATTGGCTAAGGGTTGGTTGTAGTGAAAATCGACCACACCGGCATTGATCAACGTTCCTTGTTCCATGCCCTTTGGTATCTCATCACAGAACCCCAGCTTTAGTTCGCTAACCGTCTGTTTGGTTAAGCCCCACTTTTCCTCAATCCAATCGAGGCGCTCAGGCAACGCAATTAAACGCTCGTGCCAGAACTCGGTAAGCTCTGATAACGATTCAAAGACATCGTACTCTGCCTTATCGGCAGGGTTCATCGTCTTTTCGATGTGGTAGTAATCGCACAGCCAGTCAATGGCGTCGCGGTAGCGGGTACGGTCTCCGTCAAACTGAGTGGATTGGACCCACGCAATGACATCACCCTGCCAGATCTCGTTACCTTCTTGACGGCACTTGTGGCATACCCAGCGCTGCGTGTTTAAATCTAGGACACAAGCGCCATCTCCACCCGTATGAGTGCCGTGGTTGCCTACAAACTTACCTGCGGCGCTATCGGCAGTGAGGCCGGGGAACTTTCCTGAGGCGCACTCTAAGACCACATCCGCAAGCGACGCTTCTTGGCGCACCAACGCGCTTAACTTACGAATCTCAGCCATTATTTTGTGCCCTCCGCAACACGCCGCTTAAACGCCGGTTCTTTATTGTACGCTTCCAATCTATCAAAGTACTTCGAATCAAATAAGTCAATGACTTTGCAATGCGTCTTCCCCGGAGCGATACGCATCGCTCGCCCAATACGTTGTATAGCGCGCGTCCGGCTAGCGCCCGTGGCAAAAAAGACAACGGCGTCAATGTCTGGGATGTCTAATCCCTCGTCAAACATAGGCGTAGCGGCAATGTGCGTTATCTCACCACGACGGAACTTGTCTAAAATACCTTCAATGTCTTTGGTCTTACTTGTTACAATCGTTACATTAAACTCATCAAACACCGCAGCGGCTAGCTCAAGGTCTTTAATCTTCTCGGAAAAGATCATGGTTTTAAGCCCACGCGTATCTAGTAAGGCTTGCCGTAGTGTCCGTACACGGCTAAAAACTGGGGGGACGAGCCAGCCATTAGAAATAAGGTGCTCGTAATCGACCTTATAGATAATAGGCCCAGTCCACCCTTCAAGCTCTAAGTCAGCGTTGTCGTTGCGAAAAGGGGTGGCGGATAGGCCAATCAGCGATTCGGCATTCGAGCAGTACTCAATCGTCCGTTTAAAGGTGTTGGACGGGGCGTAGTGACATTCATCTATAAACACCATCTGCGTGTTGGACACCCATTCATTAGGCGTCTTAAACGCTGTCTGGGCCATCGCTATGAGGATGTATTCTTCCGGCATCTTTTTGGGCAGCTTCTTACCATCGCCCCACATAATGACATTGGAATCTGGGAACGCTTTTTTAAATCGCTTAGTAGTCTGATGCAAAAGAGAGCACCTATTAACCAAGAACAGATTTCTCTGAGCGTTGTACTCGGCCAAAACCGCCTGCGCTACCTCCGTCTTCCCACCACCTGTAGGGATACTCAGCACACCGCGCTTCCATTTAATCGCCGCTTCTACCGCTTCTTGCTGGTAAGGGCGTAAAGGAAACGGTGGCTTGTAGGTACGCTTAGCTTTCTCACCAGCCGCGTTGGTCCGCTTGGTAATTGTTGTCTCTAAGCCTGCGTTGTTAAGCAGCTTAATCACACGAGGGGCTAGCCCTGTAGGGAAGCGCATGGTGTGACGGTCAAACAACCGGATGTACCCATCCCACCGCCCCTTTGCAAACGCGGGGTTAAACGCGTTGGCGCTAATGGAGAGGTAGCGAAGGGAGTCATCCAGTAACTGAACCATGTTAAGAGGGAGCCCGCGAAGCGTTGTGTACGCGGGCTGGACAATGAGTTCTACCATGTGGATTACCTATCTATGCACTGAGCAACACAATCAACGTAGCCAATACAATCCACATAGTCATCTTCGTTAAACTCTCCATACTTTGCGCGGGAACGTTTTAAATCAGCCATCATCCAACCCACGTCTGTGTGCACTAGCGGTACATCGATGCCATGCGTTAAAAGGATATGATTTTGCCAGCGTTTTGCAACGTCTGTAAACTGCTCTGGCGCTGACCCGTGCGTCTTTTGCCTTGAGCCTGAGACAATGTCCGCTGCTTTACGAGCGGTGCTCCCGGGGGTTACTTCGTTACTAGGCGCCATGTTATTACGCATTGCAGCGTAGTACGCGTAGCGCTCACTATGTTTAAGAGCATGGGCGCCCTCCTTGTCTTCTGAACTTTCTAACTTAGACAAATTAGGGATTGGTGATGCAGGAATTTTTTTTACATAATTATGCATGGCTTTTTTATACTTACGTGTCCCCGCTTTACCTAAAGACATAGCAATTCCTTTCTCTATACTTTTAAACCGCGCCCAAGCACTTCTTCTACTTCAGCGTCCATGTCCGTCCACCCAACTGGCATCTCACCCATGTCAATGGCTTGGCGGAAACGCTCGTATAGAAGAGCTACGTTTTTCGCTTTTTGATCAGCGTACCATTCTATATCACTCGCTATTAAATGAAGCCATCCATTCTCGTGCGTAAGCTTTAACCATTTCAACACAATCTCACGCGCATCTTTTACTTTGTCAACAGTAAACTTATGGTCTGTATACATAGCATTTCCTTTCTCTACAAAATAAGGGGCGGGGCCGGGCTCTCACCGGCTGTGCTTTTACACAAGAACTGGCCTACGCGCAGAATCCAGTTTCACCCTACCCTCACGTTTAAAAACAATTAGCAGCTTGTTCTGCCGTAACAACGTCAATCGAAACCTCGCCAGTTAAGGCTTTAGTCTCTTGTGGTGCAGCCAATAACGCAGTGCGAGGCGCATCCGCTTTTACAAACGAACGAGCTAAGGGTTTAATCTTCTCGACCTCACCGAACAAGTCGGGTGGGACAAACTTGTCTTTAAGCACTTCAAACGCCCATGTAGGGGTGCGCCCAAAGTTACTTTCACGGATTTCAATCTTGCACTTAACAAGCCGTGTGTGGATAGGGAGGTTTTTGTACCCATTACCTAAATCAACGGGCGAAGCCAAGTCAGCAGAGAGCTGTTGAAAGGCTTTAATGGACAGCCCGCCAACGTCTTTGCGGACAGGGACTAAGGTCTTGGTGTCTTCAAAGTACGCAAGTCCGACCATTGCCCCACGTTCTTTACACTTAGCATCTTTACCATACCCAGCGAGAGGGCACCCGATACACGATGTAATTTGCATATTGTTGTAAAGCAGCGGCTGTGCGGGAGTAACGCCGTCAATGGATTGGCAATCCGGTGGGGTGGCGTCTCCGCTGTAAGCCTGTAAATAGGCCATCCGGCGTTTGGGGTTGATGTATAAAGGGATAAACAAAAACTCATCCAAGTTCTGCTTGGGGAATCCTTGAGCAGAGAACTTTGTTCGTTGAGCTTCAACACCGTCTATTTCTTTTAGAGCAGTGTGCCCCATTAAAATGTTATTGAACTGGATACTGACGCTAAGGGCGTCATCCTGTTCGTCAGGCATATCCATTAAGTAGTCGTAAGCAACCATAGGCTTTGGTTCGTTCTTTGTCATACAGACGTCTCCTGTGTTTTAAACCGTCACTACATGTGACGTGTAACTATTATATTATAATAACCAAACTTGTCAACCCTAATCATATACCGTAAACAAATCGTTAGGAGAAGCAGACACCAGTTCAATTTCCTGCCCACGACGGGTGCGAAACCACCGATACGGCATCCCTTCCTTATGACAATAGACCATTAAACGGGCTGCTTGGATCTTATCGAGTCGGTCGTAGCAGTTAAGGGTAGTAAGTGGGTAGATATCGGGGTCATAGATGTAAAACCGGTGCATACTTGCCCATCCATCAACCAATCGTAAGACACATTGTAAAAACATTTTACCCCACGAATGACATCTAACGTCACTACTCGAGTACCGGATTCGTACATTGATAATAGAGGATCAGAGATTTTTAGTGCAGTGCTTAATACTCTACGACAGTGGTCATTTTTCCATCTTAAGTACCTAATTCTTTGACCTATGGTATTGATCTCTGGTCTTTGACCTCTGAACCCTGAGTTATACACCATCACTCACCGCCTTTCTGTATTGTTACATCCGACAAAACGTTTAGCAAATATTCATCCAGCAAATCGGCTGTTTCCTTTCTTTTTTGTTTTTGCTCCGCTTCATATTGGGCACGAGTGGCATTAAACGTCTCTGGTAACGGCAAACCTTCTGTAATATCCACTACAAAGCGCCTATCCAGCTTTATTTCAATGTCTGTCATCCTTTACCCCTCCGTTTCTTTGCAATCACTCGTAACTTGTTCAACTCTAACCCTCCATTGCATCCAGTACCCATTGCGCTTGCGGGTCTACTGAAGCCCAGCGCTTGGCCATCTCGGTAATCACGTTATCCCAAATCTTGTGGGTGATGGGGCAGTGTTCACGCCCGTATAACACGGCGTTCATCACCTTTATGTTCCTCCACGTTTTTATGGCCATAGCGTGGCAGATTTCAGGGTTAAGGTCATCATAACGCAGCATCCACAGCGTGTCTTTGTACAGCATCTCTTTAATGCGCTCAATGTCAGAAACGGTCACAACGCCACTGTTTGCCTTGGTTGGTTTATGCTTGCGCTGGGTTAGCATTTATCATCTCTTTCAGCCGCTCGTTTTCGGCTTGGAGTGCGTGGTATTTACCTGCCCATTCCTCAGCTAAGCCTCCGATCCGCTCATTTTCCGCCACAAGTTCCGCATCCCGCTCAGCGGTGACGGTGGCGAGTTGTTGCATTTCGGACTCGTACAGTTTAATAGTTGTATCAATAGATTTATTTTGAAAATTAATCATCCACGCCTCCACATCAGGGCCGGTGGCGTTGAGGGCTGCTTCTCGTTTACGTGAATACAAAGCAATTTCCCATCCTGCGAGCTCACCCATTTTATAGCTAAGTAAGCAAGAATCAGCTGCATCTATTGCATCCCGCAGCATCGCATTGTGGGCCATCGCTTGGTTGTATAGGGCTTCGTAGTTAGTCATTGGAGGGTTCCTTTAAATTCATTAGTACTTGCTGCATAATTCCCGTTCCTGGGAATAAATCATCTAAAATATCGCCCATCTCATACCCCAGCAGATTGAGTACCCATTTGCAAAAAGCTTCTGGTTTTGCTCCAGTAAGCCCTTTTTTAAGGGTGATATTACATGAGAGGTGGTCTCTTATAGTTCTTCTTTTTCTGTCACCCTTTCTCCCACCCATAAAGATAACAGGTTCCCATGTGTAGGCGGGGTTGACGTTAGGTTTAAAAATAGCAAAAGGCTTAACCCATGCTGCAACACGAGCATTTTTTGGTACAAGTGGTAGTAAGTGATGCAGATTGCCACTGGTCATTGACAGTGCCCACCCGTCAGGATACTCATTTACTAACTTGTCAATTAAAGCCTTATGCCATTCAAGCGAGTCACAATCAGCCCAATTGGGATGCTCTTTATATAATTTTCCGCACCCAAAGTAAGGTGGGTCAGCATATGCAAACTTCATCACGTCGCCTCCTTCGCTAGATGCTGTTTCAGCCGCTCGATTTCGGCTTGGAGTTCAAACAAAAAGGTCCTTTTTTCATGCCATCAAGAGCGTTTTGAGACTCTTCCCACTCTTTATCTCGCTTATCGTCAACCTCATCAATGCCCGTGGCATTAGGAATGTTGGCATACCAGCTCATTCGGCTTAATAGCCTTTTTAGGTATTCATTTTCCGCCACCATCTCCGCATTTTGCTGGGCGGCGTAGTCGTTAAGCCATTCAACAGCAGATTTTCCATGTGAATCACCATAGTCACAGGCTTTGTAAATCTCCTTAAGTGCTTCTTCAGCCGTCAACGGTGGGGTGGGGTTAGTCATCGTTAGCCTCCATTTCGTGATACAAGCGGCACTCGGCTTTGGTGCGGAACATGGGGATGCCTAGGGCGTGCAAAGCGGCACGATATGTATATCTTGAGGATAAACAGTATTCACCATCATGCTCTTTGTACCAAACCGTTTTTAATGTTATCAGCTCCTCACGGGTCAGCGGCGTGGGCTTGACGGCCAAAGGGTCAGGGTTAGGGAGGGCAAGGATTTTGCAATAAGGGGTGCTTTGTTTGTTGTGGATTATTTCTAGCTGTACTCCGTCAGGTAGCAGCTTAGGGTTGTCAATATAAAGCTCTTGCCCCACACGGTACACGGTGCCGTGAATAGTTTGTTGTGTCATTTCACGCCCTCCAAAAGCGCACGGTTGATGTGCTGAAAGATAATCCATGAGCCCATATTACGGGTGAGTGGTCGGCCACAACCAAGAGCTTCAATACGGTTGTTTAGCCAATCCACACGATTCCATAGCGGGGAGGAGTCGTTGA